GGCCTTGCCCTGACCAAGGGCGCCATTCGCCGCAAATACGCTACGCACCGCAAGGCATGCTTCGCGGCGATCAAGGACGCGAACAAAGCCGATGGGCTGGACTCGCTGTCCGACGACGAATTGCTGGACGCACTGGCTTGACACCCGGAATAAAACCGCACATAGCAGTGTCACTCGATAGGAGTGATTCGAATGTCTGACCAGTTCGCCAACGTATTCGACAGCCTGCCCGGCAATTTCGCCGCCCGTGCCAAGGCGCTCGTCGCCAAGCGCGAAATGCAGGGCGCCAACGTCCATTTCGTGAATGGCGATGGACAGCGCGACCGCCGCAGCTTCGCCACCGCCACCGAGGCGCAATCATTCAAGGCACAGCTTCACCGCGCAGGCCGTGCAATCATCGACTAAGGAGCAATTCGACATGAACCACATTCGCAATATCGCACTGATCGGCGCGGCCTTGATCCTGAGCGCCAACGCCGCCGACCAAAGCTATCAGAGCGGCACGCTCGGCGCATGGGCGGCGCCAGCCCCCGACACCGCGACCCGTGCGGCCAGCGCGGCCGCCGACGACCTCCGCAACGGCACGGACTGCGTGCGCCTGATCCGCGAGGGCGACGAGATCAACTATTCACGCTGCTAACCCCACCCGCCACCTCTCCGCACTCTACAGCCCGCCGAAAGGCGGGTTTTCTTTTGCCGGACATATCCATTGACAGCGCGCATTATTCCGGCCATTGGTGAGTCACCCCAACAGGAGTGATTCGACATGGACCGCAAGCTGATCGCCACCGCCACCATCGCAGATACCTATGGCGATGAATTCGTGAAGCTGGAATTGCTCACGCGCGGCCGCCATGCCGGGCGCTATGTCACTCGAGGTGCGGGATATGCCGGCCGGATCGCGTATGCCAGCGAGGACCGCGCCCGCTCGTCCGTGGCGTCCGATCGTCGCTTCAGGGGCTGGTCCGCCGCTTAACCCTCACAGCCACCCCTCCGACCTTTCCAAGGCGCCTCCGGGCGCCTTTTATTTTGCCTATGGCACTTGAGCTCAATGTCAGTCTCGACTCGCGCAACCTCGCGCGCTTCCGGCGCCTTATGCAGGCCTCGCGGCTGGTAGCGGCTCAATCCCTCACATTCACGGCAGAGCGCGCAAAGCCAGCGTGGATCGCGGGGCACCGCGTTTTTCACCGCCGCAATAGCTGGATCGATCGTGGCGTTCGTATGCGCGCCGCGACACCGGGCAACCTGGTCGCGAAGGTCGGCACGATCGACAGGTACATGGGCCGGCATATTGTGGGGGTGGGCGATCCCAAAGAGGGCCGCCTATTCGTGCCCCTATATAGCAATATCGCCGACGTGCCGACTCATACCAAGGTGAGGGCGCGCCTTCGTGCCATGGCACGCACTCAGACTAAACCCTTTTGGATCAACGGGACGCTATACAGGCGCAAGGGCAAGGCGCGCACGCCGCTAGTTGTGCTCGGCAAGATGCAACAGGGCGCGCACATGAAGCCCGAGCTCGACGCACTGGCGATCGTCGACCGCGTTGTGCAGCGCGAGTTCCCCACGGTGTATGAGCGATTGCTCTTGAAGTGGGCTGAACGGGGCTAGGCCAGGCTGACACGGGCCGCCCCATGCCACACACGCAGGGCCACACGCCAGCGCGCGACAGCGCACCCTCCATCAGAAGAAACCATTCCTTTTCAACCACTTAAAACGGCCTGGGTCCTCCCGACGCCCCCGCCGCCGCGGGTGACGCGCGAAGCGCAGAGGATTTCTAGGCGAAAAGTTTAAATATGGTTTGTTTCCATATATGCGGCAAATCGCAAAAATTTGCAAAAAATTCTGATTTTGCAATTGTTTCCCACCATATCGCCGACCGTTCAAGACAGCAAGCGCCACTCAACCCGCCCCGATCGGCCGGAAATCGAGTGCCAATGACCTTCGGCGTCATCAACGACCCGAGGAAAACCCATGCTGATCGGACTCACTGGCCTGGCCGGCTCCGGCAAGAGCGAAGTCGCGCGCATCCTCATGGATGAATTTGGGTTCGCCAAGGTGAAGTTCGCCGATCCACTTAAGAACATGGCCCGATCACTGATCCGCGACGTCGGCCACGACCCCGAAACGGTCGAGCGCTACGTGGAAGGCGACCTCAAAGAGGATGTCATCTCGGGCCTCGGCATCACGAGCCGGTGGCTACAGCAGTCGCTTGGCACCGAATGGGGTCGCGACACGATCCGCCCGAGTTTCTGGACCGACATCTGGAAGGCGCGTGCAGCCTCAACCGGTAGCGCCAACGTGCTCGCCGACGATGTCCGCTTCCCCAACGAAATTCAGACCGTCCGCACCTGCGGCGGAGTTATCTGGAAGCTCGACCGCCCAGGTGTCGTCGCCGGCAATCATCCGAGTGAGCGGTATATCGCCGAACTCGACGCGGACGCCGTGATTCACAACCGCGGCACGATCGCCGACCTCGCCGAATTGGTTCGCGGCCTGTGCGCGTAAACCGCACCGAGCTCGCCGAAATCCTCGGCAAGAGCATGCCGACCATTACGGCGTGGCTCGGCGAAGGCCTCCCGTACCTCGAGGGCGGGGGAAAGGGTAAGCCGTTCGTCTTCGACAGCGTTGACGCGATCCTGTGGGCGATCGAGAACGGCAAGTTCCGCCGCCAGGCCCGCGCGCCCGTGCCCGGCACGGATCCGTTCGCCGAGGGTGGTGGCGACCAGCCCGAGAGCTACGACGAAGCCGAGCGCCGCAAGATGGTTGCACAGGCCGATAAGTCGGAGCTCGACCTCGCCAAGGCTGCCGGTCGCGTTGTTGAAATCGTCGACGTCGCCGCCGCGGTCGCGGAAATGAACGTGACCGTCCGCACCCGCCTACTCGGGATCGGCAACAAGGTCCGCGTCCGTGTCGGCGCGTTTCTCGGCGGCGACAAGGCGGCGATCGAGCAAGTGGTGAAGGAGGTCGAAGACGTCATCGGCGATGCGATGGCGGAAATTCGCGACGACCCATTCGCCGAAGTGGGATCGGAGGTGGCCGATGTCCCTGCCTGAGGCCCTTGAGGCATTCGGCGCATTCATGCTGACCGCCATAGTCGTCTGGTCGGCCTTGATCGCGATTGTCCTGTTGTGGGCGCGCTACGCATTTCCCGACAAGCGGAGGTCGGCGCGCCGGCGTGGCCAGCCCTAAACCCCTAGCTGTCCTAGATCGAATCCGCGAAGCGCAAGGCAACGAGCTCAGGCTCGCACTGCGCGGCGCGGCTGCGCGCGCCTATTCACCACCGCCCAAAATGCCTCTCGATGAGTGGGCCGACAAATTCCGCATCCTGTCGCCCGAGGCCGCGAGCATGCCCGGGCGGTGGAAAACCGACAATGAGCCCATGGCCCGCGGGCCGATGCGCGCATCCACCGATCCGCTGGTCGAGAAGGTGACCGGCATGATGGGTGCCCAGGTCCTCAAGACCGAGTTCGTGCTCAACCTGGCCGGCTATTACGCGCACGGCGAACCCGGCCCGATGCTTGCGGTCTATCCGACGGTCGAAGGCGCCGAGATGTTCTCGAAAGAGCGTCTGGCGCCGATGATCCGGGACACGCCGGTACTCCGTAAGGTGTTCACCGAAGAAAAGTCGCGGACAGCCGACTCCACCATCCGGCAAAAGTCGTTCACCGGCGGACGTTTGAGCATGGTCGGTGCCAACGCCCCCGCCGGCCTAGCATCTCGCCCCATCCGCTTCGTTCTATGCGATGAAGTCGATCGCTTTCCAGCGTCGGCCGGCGGCGAAGGCAAGAAGAGCGAGGGCGATCCTATCGGCCTGGCCGAAGAGCGCACCGCCACCTTCGCCAATCGCAAGATTGTGCTTGTGTCGACGCCGACAACCAAGGGCCTGTCGCGCATCGAGCGGTCGTATGAGGAAGGGGATCAACGTCGCTTCCATGTTCCGTGCCCGCATTGCGGCGTCCGCCAGGTCATCGAATGGTCCGGCGTCAAATGGGACAAGGATGAAAACGGCGACCATGACCCGTCGACGGCGCGCTACAAGTGCCGCCTCGATGCCCACGACCCGGAAACCGGCGAACTCGGCTGCGGCAAGCCCTGGTCCGAGGCACAGCGGCAGGACGCCATCACCGCGGCTGGACGATCGGACAATTTCGGTTGGTTCGCGAGCAAGCCGTTCAAGGGGCACGCCTCCTTCCACGCCTCACAGCTTTCGTCGAAGCGCATGCCGCTTTCGGCCGTCGTCAAGAAGTTCATCGAGGCGAAGGACAGCGTCGAGAGCCTGAAGAAGTGGACCAACCTTTCCCTTGCGGAGACGTGGGAAGAGGGCGGAGAGCGCGCCGACCCGGATAGCCTGTACGGCCGACGCGAGCCTTATGATGCGAGCCGCGAACTGCCGCCCGAGGTTGGCCTCATTACGATCGGCGTCGACATCCAGCGCAACCGCTGGGAGGCGGAAGTGGTCGGTTGGGGCGAGCATGAGGAATCGTGGGGCCTGGAATACAAGGTCCACT